CGCTGACCTCCATAGCCTGGTTTGCGGCGTCCAGACGCTGCTTGAGGATCAGATACGCACCGCCCAGCGCTCCCGCAGCCACGGCGACCGGACCCAGGACGCGGAGCAGCGACCCGGACAGCCCGCCCGCAACCTCCAGACCGTCTGCAAAGTCGTTGACGACCCGGGCGCCCTCCTCGAGCGCTGGATTGATGCGCCCCAGGACTCCGCCCAGTCGTCCAGCTGCGGTCCCCACCTTCCCGGCCCGGTCCTCCATGCGACGGAGTCCGCGCTCCGTTCTGTCGGCCTGGTCCTCCAGTACCCGCAAATTCGGGACGCTGTCGGCGGTGTCCGTGCGGACAGTGTGGGTATAGACCGCCACTACATCCCCCCAGTCAGCGGGATATTGAAGGCAATCAGCGCCTTCTTTTGTTGCAGGTTCGTTACTGCATCATCGAAGAGGGCCAGCCCGGACAGCCTGCACGCCGTATCTACAAGCGCAGCCGCCCAGGTCCCTGGGGTGATCCCCAGCATCCCAGACGGGCTTGTCGAATATCTGCGGGCTTGTCGGTCCATATGCGCGCATTGCTCCTCATCAGCGACGAAACGGGCCCCAGAGTCCGGCTACCTCCTGAGCCGGCGCCAGAGCTGCGGACATGATCGCGGCCAGTCCATCAATACGCAGGACACGCTCCAGGCAGAGCCGGACGCCGTCTTCGTCGTCGCCCTCTTCGTCGTCGGTGTCTACCCAGGTGATCGGGTGCCAGGTGTCTGGGTCGTCCAGATCCTGGACGTGCGTAACGACAGCCCGGACGACCCGCTGGCTCTTCTGCAGGGTGTCGGCCAGCGTGTCCAGCCGTTCCTGCTCCGACTGCTTCCGGGCCTCCAGCTCCGCAGCGGCCAGTCCGTCCAGGTCCTCCGGCGCCGGCTTCCGGGCGCTGTCGATAAAGCTGTAAAGCGTGGTCAGCAGGATACCCAGGCGGGCAGCTTCCGCAACCCCGATATAGCGGACCTTGAAGGCAAGCCGGACGGAGCCCAGGTCCTGATACGCCACGGCGCTGGATGCGTCCTGGATGCGGCTGAACATCGACGAGCCGGCCGGCCGGCTGGCCTGTTGTCCTGGGTCAGTTTGCATCATGACTGGAGCTCGCGTTCTGGACGGCGATTGTGATGGCTGCGTCTACGGCGTCATCGTGTAGCGTCCACGTCGGGCGGACGATCACGCGACCAGACCCGGACAGGGGTGGCGCGGGCATATCGGTTAGCTTGGCGTTGCGACAGGTGAAGGCATAGTCCTGGTTCGCGCTGTCGCCCGTTGCGCTAAATGTCAGGTCGCTGGAAGTTTCCGACAGGTGGGCAGTATAGAGGGCGTCCGTAGCGGTCCCGACGTGACGGAGTCCGACCTGGACCGTAACCAGGCGCTCGTTGCCCTGGTCCACGTCGGTCGCGTAGTAAGAGCCCATGTCCCCGACGTCGGAGACGGCGTTATCAAAGCTGACCGTCACTTCCTGGGCGGTGTAGTTGGCGCTGTTCCAAGTGAACTCAAACGGGATGCCGGACGCGCTGTTGTCCAGGTGTCTGGAGTAGACGGCCCGGGTCACCACGGAAGCGCCGAAGGTGGGAGTTGCAGCAGCGCCGAAGCCGTCCGACTTGTAGCCGATAATATCCAGCTCGAGGAAGGCGACGGCGGACCGACGGAAGCGGATACGGCCCCCGGCGATGGCGCAGCCGGTCAGCAGCTCCCGCTGGCCGGAAGTGCCGATAATCTTTTCAATCGTCAAATACTCCGGCGGGACGGTCCCCAGGGTGTATGTGTGCGTGTATGGAGCAGACCCGCCCGTGGTGGCGACGGCGCCCAGGAGCCCCTTCAGAAGTATCCCCACCCCGGTGTATTGGAGCGGGACCACGATTGTCCCGGTGACCTGCTTGGCGCTGATATGCGACACTTGACGGGAGCCGCCCCAGACCGCTTGAAGGACCGGGAATCGCTCGTAAGTCGCCGTTTCTGTGAACTCAGCGCTCTGGACCTCCAACCAGTTGGTCCGGGATACGGCGGTCCCTCTTGTGGACTCGACGCCGATCCCAATTGCTGTCTTGAATGGAAGAGTGGAAGCCATCTCGGGATCTCCTATGCGTCGTCCTGGTCACGGACCTGGATCAATAGTCTACCCTCTACGACTTGGCGCGTTGTGGTCGTGCTGTCGTCGGGGAGCTTAGTTGTTGCTTTTACGATCAGGGTGTAGTCCGTCGCGTCGGTCCCGCCGGACACCACGACCCGGACGAAGGCGGTACCAGCGAAGCGGGTTGCCGCCTCGACTTCGATGGACGCCCCAGACCCGCCGGACACGCTGGACACCTCGACGAAGTCCAGCTCTTCGAACTCCAGGCGGTCGTTGTACCGGCGCTGCATCCGGCGGAGGACCGGGCTGAAGTCGAACCAGTAGGCGCGGCGGGAGCTGCTGGACTTGGAGCGCCGGTTGTCCGGGGTCGTCCGGTCCGGGGTAGGGTCACCGACCACCACCACCTCCGCTTGCTGCTCTGCGGTCAGGTAGCCGGACAGCGGGGACGTTGTGGACGCGGTGATGGATGCGTCTGCGGCGTCTGCATCCCCGACGTAGATCCAGAGCAGATTGATACTGGACGCTTCCGCTTCCCAGGTGTTGGTCCCGCCCTGGCCGTATATCTCCAGCGTTCCGGTCCGGCTGGCGTAGGTAAAGGACGCCCAGTCATAGTCCACAAGGGTGATCCCATCGGAGTCTGTGACCCGGATGTCATTGCCGGAGGACTGGATCAGCGACCAGAACAGATCCAGCGTCTTCGGGATCGTCACGGTGACGTCTTTGTCTGTAGATGCGCCCAGGGCGGACGCATCCACGGCGATGGGAAACCGTGCTGCAAAGGGAAGGGTGCTGCCGGACAGCTTCAGCCAGGCCATCTTATCGACCTCTGATGTATCGAAGGGTGATCAGGACGTCCAGGCTACACGGCTGGGACTGGGCGTTGGGCTGGGAGGCGAAGCGGGGGATAAACTGGACGTCGGTGACGTCCAGCACATTGACCGCGCCCAGGGCGCCCCCAGGCAGGAGCGCAGCGTCCAGGGCAGTCATTACGTCCGCCTCGATGGTGTCCAGCTGCGTCTCCCGGGAGCTGTTGGTCCGGTCGGCGCTGTCAGCGTAGACAGTCAGCGCATAGGTCCGCTCCGACAACCATCCGCCCAGGGTGGCCTGATCCGCACGGGCATAGCTGGCCTGTCCTCTCCAGACATAGGCCTGTTGGCCGGCCGGCCGGCTGCCCAGGGGCTCCATTCCGTGAAAGGTGCTCCCGGACAGGTCCAGGGCATAGGGGACGACGCCGTTGATGCTCTGGAGCATAGACACCAGCGCCCCGCGTACCTGGGCCGGGGTCGTCATCGAACATCCAGAGACAGCAGCGGGCGCAGCTCTGCGGCCAGGGCGTTATCCAGCTGGTCCAGGGCGTCTTCCAGTGCTGGCTGAAGGTATGGGCGTTTGGGGATGCGGACGCGGCGGACCTTGCGCCAGCCTCCGTCCGGCAGCTGGAAGACCAGCCACGGCCGGCCCTCGATGACCCCGCCGATCTCATGGATGCGGGCATAGGGAACCCCGCCCTTCCCGGCGCCCAGGGTGCCCGTTACCCGGCTTCCCGTCGTGTCCACAGTGTGGAAGATTGAGCGGGCCAGCCGGCCGGTCCTGCGCTGGAGGACGGCGCCGGTCGCATTGCGGACTGCACGGCGCTCCGCATCGGCCAGGACGTGCTCCACGGCGTCGGTCACCGCTTCCTGGAAGTGTCGGCGGGCATACCCCAGATCCAGGGGAAACTGCTGGATAGGACGGCTCACGGGATGTAGCTCCCGGGCAGTCTGTAGGGCTCCAGCAGCTGGGCAACGTGCGCCGGGACGGTTTCATCCCGATAGGCAGTATTGAGTCCGTCCGGCGTGGATGCGGTCGACACACCACGACGGTCCCGCAGGTCCAGGAGATGGAGGACCATCTCAATAGCCGCTGTCTCCAGATCCGCAGGGACGGAGCTGAAGCCGGCGGTACAGATGACCCGGACGGCGCGGTCCGTGTGACTCCATCCGCCGTGGACGGCGTCGACCTTCAAGACGATCCGCTCCCCGTGGTCACCGCGCTGGACGTAGTCGCTGGAAGCGACCAGCTCCGCCGACGTATAGACTTCGTCGGGGTCGTCGTGGATGGATGCAATCGCGGTCACCGGGTAGGGGTCGATCTCCAGCACACGACCGGAGATGACGCGCAACGACGGCGTCCCGCTGTAGAGGGTATAGGATGCACTCTCCAGCGATGGAGCAGCCCCAGCGGACGCTGGGGGGTATCCACAGAACCGGGCCAGGGCGACGTCTGCACGGGCGATCAACGCTGACAGCACCGACTCCGATGCTGTCAGGTTGGGTGCCATTGCTGCGACGTTGGCCGCGCTGGTGAGTGCCACGGTCAGACCTCAGTTCAGAAGCTTGTAGACCAGAACAACAGACAGCTCGTAAGCCGGACCCGTGCCAGCCTTTGCCACGGCGAAAGTTACAGCGTCCCCGGTGTCCAGCTCCCGCTCTTCGCCGTCCAGCGCGGTCAGGATCGTCTGGGCCTCAGAAGCGCTTGCAGACAGCGCACCGCCGGCCACATTGGTCTGACGGGTGAAGATGTCCTGGCTGTTCTGGGTCGCGGTGACCGTGATGTTGTTGCTGTTGTCAGCAGACACAGCGGTCAGGTTGGCGATGTAGGCGCGGACAATCGTTCCCTTTTCAGTGTAGGGCCAGATCACGACAGCGCTGTCCGTGGCGTCGGTGCCGGACATGACTGGACTGACCAGAACACGCTCTTGAATACTCATGGTGATACTCCAATGTGTGCGACACCCCGGCCGGCCGGCCGGCTGGTCAGGGTGTCAGGATTGATCAGGACAGCCAGTTGTAGCCGAAGCGGGCGACAGCTTCCGAAGAGCCGGACACCGTCTTGAAGCAGCGACGGAGGGTAGCCACGACGTGGGTCCCGCCCGTCTTGATGTCCCGCTCCATCTCCACCAGGTTGCCCCGGCGCTGGTAGTGGAAGAATGCGGAGCGGTCCACGGCGATGGCACCGGAGAGGGCGCCGGAGCCGGTGTAAAGACCCGTCGCGGCCAGGTCAGCGGACAGGAAGCGGGACACGATGATGGGGTGCCCGAAGACGGACGCCAGCTGGCCGGACAGGAGGGTTGCGCCCTGTCCCAGCTTGTCCAGGGTCAGGACGTTGGAGTCTGCCAGGAGCTTCTGGTAGAAGACCTCCGGGCTAACGATGATTGCCAGCTGCGATGCAGCGCGCTCCCCCATCCCGCCGATCAGGTCGGTCATCAGTCCGGTGACGGTCTGAGCGCTGCCCATGTCCACGGTCTGGGAGCGGTCCGCAGCCAGGGCACGAAGACCCAGGAAGATGCGGCGGTGATCCGCAGCCCCGCCCAGTCCGGAGGCGCCCCAGCGGGAGCGGATGTTCCAGGAGCTGATCGCGTCCTGGTGTGTCGCGGCGGTGTCACCGTTGATCATGGCGTCTTCATAGCCGTCATTCAGGGCGTCCACGACCAGACGGCGGACCAGGGGCTCCATTGCAACAACGGCGTCCTCTGCATCCATCTCGTCGTACACGACGCGCACGGCCCAGTTGGTGACCGTGATCGTGGTTTCAGAGGTCACCGGGGTGGAGCCGGTGTAGTTGGTCGGGTCGTCGCTGGAGATGGCGTTTCGCTTGTAGGGACGAACGCCGGTCGTCAGCTTGGGCTGGAGCATCGTCGCGTTCGGCATATCGACGATCCCGAAGAGCTGGGCGACCGCGTTGGGGACCTGGAACTCTTCGTAGATGCTGGGGAAGGTTCCGTCTGGAATCCACTCCGCACCGCTTCCGGCGGTGTCGGTGATCGCCTTCTCGATTGCGCCCCGGATGCCCTGGGGAGCACGATGGAGCAAGGACAGGATCTCGGCGTCCGTGCGGGGGGTGGCCGGGTTCTTTGCGACCAGGCGGACCAGGGACCGACGCTCAACGGCGCTCTGGAGCTCGCGGTGCCAGTCGGTCAGGACGGTTTTGTCGTCCAGCAGCCCGGGCTGGTCAATCTCAGCGACACGCCCGCCGAACTTAATCCGACGGACACCGCTCTTGAGATGGACCCGGCCGCTGTCGTCGGTGTAGCGCTGGATCAGCTCCCGGTCTGGGGTGCCGACTGCGGTACGCTGGGCGGGACGGGCCTGACCTTCCAGGACGCTCTGGAGCTTTGCAGACAGGTCAGACACGGCGCGCTGGGTCGCCACCTGGTCGCCAGCGGTCCGGGTCAGGACGGCGCTTGCTTCTTTCAGGTGCTCCCGGAGCGTGGACTCCGTGATCTTGTCTGGAACGGACAGGCTCTTGGTTTCTTCATTGCCGAACATACCGGCTTACTCCTTCAGAAAGGGCAGACCGGTGGCCTGCGTTGGGGACTCTTGAAGCCATGACAGGGCGTCAGGCTCCGGGGGAGAAGTTACGCCCAGCAGCGCCCGCAGGCGTCGTCTGTTTGTGGCGTTGGCAAGCAGCGCCCGCAGCTCTTCGTCTGCGGCGGTTGCACTGGCAGCAATCAGGGCGGACCCGTTGGCGGGGACCGGGGTAATGGAGAACTCCACCAGCTCATTGTCTGAGGCGACGATCCCGAAGGACTTGGGATCGTAGCGTGGATCGTCCTTCGGCAGCTCGGACCGGTACTGGACCGCCCCAGGGAAGAAACCGACGGAGCCCGCATTGATGAAGCCCCGTTGGATCTTGCCGGCGACCTCTGCGGCAAACGGGTCAGCCAGGTCAAACTCCATCTCAATCTCCAGCTGGCCGTCCACGACTTCGACGGCGGTTGCTCGAGCAATCGGCGGGCGGGTGCTGTCGTGGTTCCAGAGGATCACGGGGTTCCGCTTGTAGCTGTCCAGGTGCCAGGACTGCTCCACGACGTCGCCCATCCGGTCTACCTCTGCGGTAGATGCGACGAAGCGGAAGACGGACTGGATCAAGGGCTCTTCTTCGTCTGCGGCCAGCTGTAGGCGCTTCAAAGTGACCCCGACATTGTGGCGCACGTCGGCCTCCTTTGCGGCGACGTGGCGCCGGCTCTGTTCTTTCTCTTCTTCGTCGGCCGCGTCCATTTGGCGCCCGATTTTATCCGCCCAGCTCCGGCCAGGGTCACCGAACCAGGCTGCCCAGGCGACCCGCCCCGGGCTGGGGTATCCAGGCTCCCCAGGGTTGAAGCCTTCCCCTTCCTGGTCGGACTCATGGCGGGCAAACCACGCCCGCATCCGGCGCGCTTTCTCGAAGGTGATGTCCTCGCCGTTGGCGACCTTGCGCGCCCAGACCTTCGTGGACTGGACCATGCCATCCCCGGCCAGTCCCTCTTCAATCCATCGGACGGCGCGCTCTGCTTCTTCGACCATGCCAGCGGTTGGCGTAAAGTCAATGTGATCGTATTTGGTCGGCGTCGGGCGGGTGATCAGGCTCTTAAGGTCCTCTTCGGTGACAGCCCGATAGAAGCAGCGGCATTGCGGATGCCTGGGCAGCTCGGGACCGTCGTGGCTTCCGTCTGGGGCGACCAGATAGACCTCGTCGTGCTCTGGGCCGCATATCTCGCAGACCCGTTCATCCACGGCGGTCTGGTACCGGACAGCATAGGGAACGGCCCGCTGCTGGAAGGGTAGGACGTTGCGGACCTCCGGCTCCGGCTCCGCAGCTGCGGCCGGCTGGCTGGCCGGCTGGAGCATGGTTTCGTCTATTTCGGTGAAACCCTCAACCTGTAGCGCCGCGATGGGCTCCAGGCCGAACTTTTCAACCAGTAGAGCCGCCCGTGTCATCCGGTCCGTCCGGGACTCCTGGAGGGCTTCGACGTTGCTGGTATCGTGTGCGACCCGGTCCGATACCCGGCCCATCCTGACGGCGACGACAGATAGCGCGTCCTCGACCAGTGCGATCAAGCCAAGCAGGTTCTGCCAGTAGATTCTGTTCTGTTGCTTCGCCGTGGCGAAGTTGGCGCTGGGCAGGAAGAGGCGGACGTAAGCCACGCCGACAACGGCCAGGATGGACGCCCGCGTCCAGTCCCGGGCAGCGCTGAACTCCATGTCCCGGGCGTTGAAGGGCAGCTGGGTAATATCGACCGGCCCGCCGATGGGGACGATGCCGGTTCGGTTGGCGTGCCTCTGGATGGATGCAACCAGCTTTTCCAGCACGTCGGGACGGATGCTTGCGCCGTCCTTCGGGCTGATCGTCATCGTAGGCTGACCGCGTCCGGCTTCGTCTCTCCAGCGCTGGCTGGCCGCATACTCCCCGGTCAGCTCCGTCTCCAGGACTTCAATGACACCCTGTCCGTAAAGACTCTGCGGCCCGTCCCGGTAGCTGGTCTGCCGGACGTGGACCACGTCGTCCGGGCTGTAGTCTGTAGAGACGCCCTCTTCGGTGTAGCGGTACGCAGCGACCCCGCCGGAGCTGGAGGGGATGATCTGGACGTGCTCTGGATGGAGCCGGACCAGACTGGTCACCGACGAACCCCGCCCCAGGATCAGCGCAAAATAGTTGCCGGTCAAGAGCAGGTCCACGATCATCTGCCGGCGCCACAGTGTCGGTCCGGTATTCGAGGTCGGGCGCTCCATCAGCCGCAGGAAGGGGTGACGCTGCACGGCCCGGTTCCGGTCACCGACCAGGCGCCGGACCTGAAGCGGTAGACCGGCGATGTCCGTGGCTACGGCTTCCACGGCCGCATAGATCCAGGGGAACTTGCCGAACGCGCTCATGGAGTTGACGGCCGGATAGGGCTGCTGGACGCCGACTTCCTGACTCCATGCGTGTCCGTACCTGATCTGTTCCGGCTCTTCGACCACTTGGAGCCGGCGGATGATCCAGCGCCAGCCCTCTGCGATGCGGTCCGCGATTGTTCGGGATTGACTCACAGTAGACCGGATAGCCCAAACAAACCCGGATAGTCAAGGGGCTGTCTCTGCCCTCTTCGCCGTATTCGTCGGGGTATCCGGCCGGCCGGCCGGTGATGTTCAGCGATAACGGTCGGGGCCCCCTACACGCCAGTCAAAGAGCGCCCCGACCGGGGAACATCCCCAGTCAGTCTATCACGGCCGCCCGCTGGAGTAGCGACTGGAGCCGGTCGTGTGCTTTGCTGTACCCGACCCGGGCGCCGTCCACCTCTTCGTCTGAGCCCATGAAGAGCGCATTAACGTACTGTCTATGCATCTCTTCGCTGGAGTATCGGGCGGCTAGGATGTCCAGCCACAACCAGCCCACGTCATTGTCCAGCGCTGCGGCGACCTCGGACAGCTGCTGGAAGTGTCCGGCGTCATACAGGGACCGGAGGGCTGCGGACATCGTGGACTCCTGGGGTGACTAAAATAAATATCAGAAAGTGATGACGGCTCGTTTAGTGACTGTTATAAATATCAGGCAAGCAAGCAAACCCAAACAGGAGCAAACCATGTCCGACCAGACCACCGACCTCACACAGAAAGCGCTGGACACCCTGCAGTTTTTCGGCTGGGTAGTCGTCGAAGAGAAAGAGCACACGCTGACCGTAGCAGATGACCACTCTGGTCCCTACATCACCAGCTACTCTTCTCTGAACTCCGCAGCCCTCAGTGCTGACCAGCGCCAGGACATCCTGGACAGCGACGACCCTGAAGCCAGATACGACGCGCACTGCGACTGGTGTAGCGACTGGGACGCCTGGGAGCAGTAGAGCCCACCCCGACAGCCCCACCCTGACAGCCCGCCCCGCCCCGCCCTCCCCGGCGGGGTTTCCTGCGTTCAGACGACCCACTGGGGAGACAGGGACAGGTAGTAGACCAGATACCGGAGACAGTCGGCCAGGTGGTCGTCCTTCTTGTGGATGCTTCCGTCCGGCTTCCGTCTGTAGAGGTTCAGCTCCCGCAG